TAACTATATATGTCTCTCCAAATAAATGTATTAGTATTGTTAGAAAAATAAGAATAGAATGGTGCTTGGTCGATTTCAGTTAACCTAGCAGATTCCACATAATCACTATAAACCCTAATTGGGATTGCGTAATGTGGTTTATATGCATATCCTGAAGGTAAATTAGTATTACCTGAAGTTTGGGCATCTAAAAATATTAATGGGTTAATTGAATATTTATGGAACAACGGAGATAACACATATTCTTTTTGTTCAATATCATTGTATTCACAGAAATCACCCTTAATTAAGTCACCGATTTTTAATTCTTCATTATAGTAAAAATTAATATTTTGTTTCGTATAAAAATTATATGGGATATTATCTTTATTGAATGTTGATTGCTTACTCCACCAATTATCCATTGTGTTTTTTAAAAAGTTGAATTCCCATCCGATTTCTAAGGCACTTGTTTGGTTAACGTTTGGTTTATTAAACCATCCCATATAACCCTTATTAACTACACTAAAAAATAATTCACTAATCGGTTTACCGTTATTATCTATCAAATTTTGTATGTCAATATCTTTGTTCACGGAAAATCCATAAGATTGTGTTCCTGTCTTAACAGAAACCCTTTGTACTTGATTGGGGGTTATTGCGGAAAATTCTAATTTTCTTTTTACAGGAAATGGGTTATTTTCAAAACCTAATTTAGTAACAAAAGTTTGGTCATCAGTTGTTAATATTTTATGTAACCTAACATAATATCTTGATTTAGTTTCACCACTATTAGTAATATTACCAATCCTTTTAAAATTACCATACCTTCCATTATATACATCATTACTACTGAAAGATAAGTTAAAAATCGTAAATACTTTTTCCTCTGAACGATAATCACCGTCACCTAAACTAAACACTTGGAAAATGGTTTTGTTATTAATACTTGTTGTTAACTCAACCCATTGTCCAACCTGTAGATTATGGTTAGTGGGACAATAAAAATATACAACAGATTTACCATTGGTTGTTCCAGTCCCCATAACAAATGGTATACCACTCGCAACATTAAAAGATTGGTTGGTTACGTTAAACTTTTCACTTGTATATGACATAGTTTGGGCAGTCGTACTACTATAAGCATATGAAGTATAAAAAGACCAATTATATGTCGATGCACTTTTTGGTTTAAAATCCACATGCCCTGTAATACCACTAGTTCTAATTAAACTAAACTCATCATACTGAGGAAATCCAAACCAAACATTAGTGTTTATTGATATTTCAGGACTTAAATAGTATAAACTATTTTTAAATGGTGTATAATTAGTCTTACCTGATATAGCATTATTAAATATATTAACAATCTTACCATTTAATCTAAAGGTATTTGACGTTTGTCTTTCACTATCAAAAATATTATTTAAACTAACAATAGAAGACCTATCACCCTGCACTAAACTTCTTTGTTGACCAAATAAAGGTAATTGGATTTGTTCATCAACCGTTGCAGATGCCGCGTATCTTTTGGACCCTAAAACTATCCTTATGTCGTCTTGTTTTCTCATCATTAAGAAATAATATATTTGGTTATGTATCTATTAAGTGCAGTCTTACCCCTACCTAAACCAAAGTAAAAATGGTAAGGTGCGCCAACAACAAATCTATCACTTGTTTGATTATTAGATGGATTAAACGTAGGTATACCAGTATTCGTATAGTTATAAATATACCCCGTTTGCGGACCGTTGGTCGCTTGAAAATAATCAGTATTAGAAAATGACATCTGTTGGTAAGGTGCCGAGTAATATTTATTATTCGAATCGTAAGTTGTCCACCAATCATTATCTTGACTACCTAATATCGTTTGGGGTATGTTATTACCATCTTTTTTCCACTTATACATCGGTACTACTTGTGTTTTTGGGTACCCAACGGTTTGTGTGGTGGTACCAAATGTTACGGTTCCAGGAGTTAACAATATTCGATTTTCAGTTATTGCTGAGAACAGCGCACCTATCAGTGGACCGTCATTAGTGTTTGGTGCTAAATATATGTCGTTATCATCGTAAAACTCATCAGTAAAAGGTAAAACACCATATTCAGAATTAATACTAAACATTTGAGCCACATCCCCATCAATTCTATCTTGGGTACGGCTGAACAAAGTATTAATTGAGGCATCACCACTACCAGCAAGTTGTTGACCAAAAGACGAAGATAATAACCTAGATAACATGAAAAATAATAATATATCACTAGTTTCATTATAACTTGTACTTTTTATCGTGTCCACTAAATACCCTTCCAATTGTGGGTTAAGACATATTTCTTTTGCAAATTGGTCTCTTGGTCCTAAATCCATAATCGTAGTCGGGAAATATAGATTTCTATCATTCATACCTCCGTAATCGGTATCACTCCACTGATTATTTAATGGGTTTCTCTTTCTTGGTTTTTGACCAACAAAACCACCTATGGTTGCATCATAAGGTGTTGACCTATAAAAGAATGAAAATCTACTCTTATCGTAGTAAATTGGTCCTTGGTTTGTTGTGATTGGAACTAATAACCCATCATTAGCTCCACAGAATTTATATTTTTTAACATTACCAAAACTATCAAAAACTGTTTTCTTCCTAAATGAAAATGCGTATAACGTACCGTTTACCCAATTGTTTTGGAAAACGTGACTTATTATTCCTCTACAAGCACCAAATGAGAATCTAAATCTAGCCTTCCACTCGACAAAATATTTAATGTCGTCGGGTATAGTTTTTATTAGTTCGTCCTGAACAAAATAATAACAACCACCTTTAACTCTTTGTTTTTGTAGGTTTCCAGGGAAATTTTCAGGACATGGATCGTCCACTCCAAAGGTTTCCCCACTACCTGAATAGCAGGAAAGTAACGTCATATTTTCACACGCCAAACTTCCAAGTACCGCATCACTAACACCAGTACCACTGTCCTGTAAATCCTGTAAGTTATTTGTGGTGTCAGTGGATTGTACTGCAATTACAGGTAAATTCACAACCCCACCATCCTCAGTTAACTTATAGATTAAAAAATTATCATTTAAATGTAAACTGTATGATGTGTTACCCGATACCTCAGTAATATCAGATGTCGGTAATCTGTCCGATCTTAATAAAAGTCTTGTGGCTGAGTTCATTGTAATATTTGGTAGGTTATCTAAATGATATGCCGGAGAGAATACTCTACTAAGTCTAGAAGCCGCCTGTAAAGACATATAAGTCCCCTGTGCATCGGCACCTCCTAAAAGTGTACCACCTTCAATATTACCCTGCGGAGATGTTGCACAAGGTGGTTGCGTACCACCACCACTAACACCTTGCCAAGTTCCCTGACAAACTTCTAAATCTATAACCACTCCGGAACCATCTAACTGAACAGCAATAGCAACTAACCAAGTATTAGCCCCCGTTTGTGGGTTTACAGCTTGGTATTGTAAAATTCTCCATGTATAGGTACCCGTTAAAGCATTAGTCGTACCAACAGCAGGAATCGTACAGGCAGCATTAGTGTAAAAAACTTGACCTGTTTGGATGCTAGGTTGATTAGTAAAAAAGGTTGGTCCTCCTGTTGCTACGTTCTCACAAGCCCCGATATTACCATTCGCACATGGGATACCCGCAGGTACGTATTGACAACTACCCACACTATAGTTACTAATAACTGTGGATCCTTCAGCATTATTTCTAAAAGCCCAAACTGAGTTACTTCCTAACCAACTATATGTTGTTGTTCCAGGATTGGCAGCATTAACAATTGACGACCCATATTGGAATCCTATAGTACTTTTACCAAGTTCAGGTCCGTTACATGCAATGGGACTATAAACCCCCGCAGGTGTAGTATAAGATTGTAAAGTAGTTACGTCGGTAGAAAACGCCTTATAACCTTGTCTTGATTTATCGGTAGAATTATAGTACTTAGCGACGTTATTAGTAAATGCTGTAAATGATTGAGGTGAAACTGTAAATGAAAATGCTGGGTAATATGGAGCATTTCCTGAGTTGGTTACACTATGTGATTGTGGGGTTACATAACCACTTCTCCATGATAAGTTATTAGCGGCACTATTTGCTGTCGCCTGTATCGGGATGTTTAAGCGATATGTTCCTTGTACGAATGGTCCTTGGTTAAAGTTGAACCCAAATAGTCGTGATAAATCATATTTTATTGTTTGTTTTTCCGTGTAAGGGTCAACACCTCTACTTAAAAAAATAATTTCTTGATTTAGGTAGTTATTGTAAAAACTAAACGGTTTTTTATACCAAGCAGTTTGTCCTGGAGGAATAGGTATTGGTTCATTATATCTAATCCTTTGTGATTTATTAAATAAATATTTGTTTAATAATCCATTAGGATTATTAAAGTTAGTTAGCCCTGAAAACTGATACGCGGTACCACCCGTTATAACTTGGAAGTATTCGTTACCAGCGGGAAAGTCATACGTTTTTGTTCCTCCCGTAATTTTTAATTTTAAAACTGCAGTGGCAATTGTACCACCCGTAGTAATATAATTAACCGTTTTATTTATTAAGGTTGTTTGGTTAGGAAAGGTATTACCTGTTATTTTATTATTACTAAATTGATTAAGAGTCCCTCCCGTTAAGTTAGGGTCGTTAATTTTAGTAACATCGTGAAATGATATAAGGTCACCAGCATTTAATAATGTTAACGTTCCGGCATCACACACAATCATTAATATAGAATCAGTAAAACTTGCCGATGGTTGTGGAATATTTGAGTTGGGTGGTGAATTGTTTACCGTAGTGGTAATAATATTTTCACCGTCAAAATACCTTTGTCTAAAGTTAGCCATATTCAATGACTGTGATAATGTAACATCATCTCCTAAATATTTAAAATTTCCACCTTGGGCGGGGACTTCAACAATTGGTAACTTAGACATTTTAGGGTCTAAATCAATGAATCCGGCAGCGGCCGCTCCTGAAACATATTGATATCCCGCAATTCCTTGTCTAAGTCCGTTATTTTCACCTTCACTGGTATTACCACTTAATGTTGTAACATTATCATATTCAGATAATGAATTTGAATTTATTAATTGACCAAAATTTCCATTAGATATTAAAAGAGTGTCGAATGGGTTAAACTGTACGTTATTAGTCATGTTTGTATCTTCACAGTTGCACGATTCACAATCAGGATAAGATATCATTGGTAGTGAGATTCTTTTAAATGGGGCATTTTCATTTAAAGGGTCCAACACTTCAGGGTTACATCCACCCGCAGGTTTATTACCAAATGTTAATACCTGAATGGCCCTACAAATAGCATAAATTACAGTATTGATAAACGCAATAATTCTATTAATAAATCTCGTAACAATCGGGTATAAAAAAGCAAGTACATGTAGTATTACAATAACAACTATAAAAACAGGAGATAAAACAGTAATAAGTAGATTAAATAGGAAAAATAAAAAATCAAAATTCCTAACACCATCATTCACCGGAAACCTATTAGTTGTTGTAGAACATTCCCTATTTGTAATTTCTTTAATACCTAAATGTCTAGCCCTATTATATCCCCATTTCCATCTATCTATATGGGTAGCAACCGTATAAACTCTATTAAAATTAAATTCAAAAAACCTATCTTCACAATTAATTGCTTCTTGTACCATTTGATAACCCAATTGTGTGAAACCCGTATAAGTGTTGGTTTGTTGGTATTCACCATAATCTTTCCAATCTAAACTAAATGCGTATGATTTTTGTTGTAACTCAGGGCTATATGGTCCGTTAATACTCGAACTATTCCATCCGTATTCTTTAATGTTTGGTACTAAATAATCAGCACGCATTATACTATTTTCATTACCGTCTTCGTTTTGGTATTGTATTCTAAATCTATACTTACCTTTTGTTGGTATGCCAACCGTTGGGTCATTTGATATTATTTCTTCACCAAATTCATTAGTTGTTATATAATCTAAATTCATGGGTACCTCAACTAACCATGTACCATCGTCGTCAATTATCTTACCCCCTTGTTCAAACTTATGTTCCTCTATAATTGGAAACCCTTCACTATCATTATAAATCGTCTGTCTTAAAGCCAAAACAGTACCTGCGGCCGAAACTAAATCACATAAATTACCAGAATCAAATTTAGGTTTACAATTAATACTTAACGGGTCGTCTTCACTTGTTGAGAACATAGACCCCATAAAAATTGCTTGTGGCTCTATTTCAACACCAATATCTCTAAGGTCAAAATCAACTCTAGTAATACCAACATTACATATATCAGTCTCACCCCAAAAAGAAGCAACTTCCACATCTTTAGCCTGATTAACTATTTGAGGTAATGAGTCTAAATTTTCAGATGATTTAAAACTTGATCCAGCAAATTGTGACTGAACACCTAAACCTTGTCTAACTAAATCTGATGGTCTTTGGGAAAAACATCCAATGTTGGAGAGGTCCATATCCATAACCACACTTTGTATACCTAAAGGAACTCCAACTATCATGAAGTCACCACTATCATTAGTTCTAACCGTGTACTTATAGTATTTTTCATATACCTCAAGTACCTCCATTCTGGTTAATAAATCATTAACGTCAGGAAATGTACCTGTCGGCGTGTGCCCTTGATTTTCTTGTACATAAGGTAACAGATTATATCTATAACCGTCTTCATTCTTATCGGTTAGTGTTTTATATGGGTATAATGTAGATATTACAGGGTCTAAAGAATCTTGGGTAGTCAATGGTACGAATACTGAAATGGGTACGTTTGGTACACCGAATCCACCATTCGCAATGACCCTACCTGCAACTACTCCGTAGTCTGCACAGAATCTTGTATAAACATCTTCTTGTTTAAGTTTTAACGATAGTATTTCTATTAGGTCAAAATCTTGTTCGACATTGATTCTAATATTTTTATCTATCCCTGGTGTTGTTCTTATTCTATAACTTTTGGTCATTACTCTCTTTGTTGATAAATAGTTAAGTTGGTACTTTTAAAAGATAATACCAACGGGACCAAAATAAATAATCTTATGAAAAGTCAACTGAAGTTAAGTTTTTAACTCTAACTTTAATATCTTTAGCGGGGTATCTTATTTGATATATTTGGTCTGGTTCGGCAAATATCGTATCATCAATAAGATCAATTTGTTTTGTAGTTGTATCCACATATCTTTGTGAGGTTTCGGAAGAAGAATAAACACCACCGACTTTATTATAAACTCTAATTTCAGAAAGAGTATTAACCCCATTAATATTTTGTATAAGTTGTCTAATTTCAGAAACGTTAACATTTTCACCTAATTCTCTTGTTGAAGGTAACATGTAGTTAGTAACATTATTAATCACTTCAGTTATAACTTGACTTTGGGAACCTGTGGAATTTAAAACGATAAAGAATTCAAACTCAAGGTCAATCACTTTAGCAACCTCAATAGATATATAATCATTAATCATTCTATATTTAGAAAGGTATGTTGCCAAATTAGTTTTTAAATTATTTGACACTGTCTGAGTTAAAGCACCTTCAGTATCAAAAGATAATATCTTAACTAATATTTTATTATTGAATTCCGTTATGGATACTTTAGATGGAGCACCAAATCTACCCGGCATGTTATCTATTAAAGATTTATAATCATTAATCGTTACCGCTCTTTTTTGTGCAGCAAAGTTAAATGTAACCATATTTCTAACCTCCTCGACTGAAGGTTGGTTAGCACCACCTATAGCTGCGGTTACGTTATTAACCCTCATTGATTGGGTTACGTTATTATTAATAATGTCAGATGGTCCATTAACTGCAAAATCAATAGTACCTACTTGATTAATAGCACCTACACCAACATTACTTCCTAAACCACCACCCGTTCTGTATTGAACAAATAGTGTAGTGTTAGGGCTAACAGTTAAACCAAGCCCAATATTATTTTGGTAATTTTGTAATTTTAATGGAACGCCAACTGTCGTAAACTGCCTTAATTGGTCTTCAGGCGTAACAGTACCTGCACCAAATTGTATTTTTAAAAATCCTTCAGGTGTATATTCGGTTATAAATCTATTCTCAGTTTTTAAATATCTACCAACTTTAACTCCCGCTTCATCGACAGGTTTAGTTGGGTCTTCAATAAACACAGTATTTTCAACTAATGCGTCCACTTCATACCATTTATCAGTTGATGTCTCAAATTCAGTAAAGGATGGTGTTGCCTGATAATTAGTCCCGTCTTTTTGGATAATAGATGTCACCCCTAAAACATTTTTTTCAGGTAAGAAGAAATTAAAGAATGGTGATACGTCTGCAGATGTTACAACTTTTTTAAATACTTGCGTACTACCATTAACCACAATCTCTCTTTTAGTAATAATATAACTTGTAGGTGCCGAGTTGTTTTCACTAAATTGTGGTATTTTTGTTCTATTAATAAACCCTTCTCTGTTGAACTGTGATGAAAAATCAATATCATAAACAGTTTCAAATGTTGTACCCCCACCATTAAATTGTGCCCCCGATCTTAAAATCCCCAAATAACGAGTATCTTCAGCATCACCATAAGCGGGAACTGTAATCGATATATCAATAACTGCAACCGACGGTCTATAACCTGGTATTTTTAATCCATAAGTTCTTGCAATATTAAAAATGGAAGACCTTTGTTGTGCATATTGTAAAACCGTTTCTTGTACACTTCTATCAATATGATAATTTAAGTTATCCCCAATAGCAGCATTTAAATCCATCAATACTGAAAAAACAGAAGCGTCGTTAAAATTTTGAATTAAATCAGGATAATATTGTTGTGTATAATCTATCAGGTCCTGTCTTAGTCCTTCAAAATCTCTATCAGTGTAAGATATTTTTCTATTTGCCATTGTTATAAATTAATTATTACAAATTGTCTACTTCCAAAAGCGTTACTTTCGTCAATATATTCAATTTTTATTTTTGCGGTGTATTCCTCCGTATTAGCACCAGGTACGGCATAAGTCGGTATGTCTTGTTCAGGTACTATTGGTTCACCTAAAGACTTATCGCTATTTACGTATGGTTCTATTGTAATGCTTTGTACTGTTAAATTTGGTATATATGTGGTAATAGCATCCTCTATTTCCCCTCTTAGGACCCCAAACGTTTCACCATCCAAAGGTTCAAAAATGAATTCATATAATCTAGTACCAAAATCAGGTAAATAATACCTACTACCCTTTCTAGTTAGTAATAAGTGTACTAAATTTGAACGAATCTCTTCGTCTGTTCTTTCAGATAAAGAAAGATACTGCCCTTTAATACTTTGTCTAAAAGGAAAATTTATTCCGTATGTTATACCATTCGCCATATTACATAAATATAGTGTCGTGATATTTCCAATAAATAGTTATAAAATAAAAAATCCCGACATAGTGTCGGGATTAGTGTCGCGATTAAGATGAACACCCAAAACAATCAAAGTCACTGTTGTCAGGTTTTGGTGGTAAGTTCATTGTCGAGTAATCA